CAAAAGCTGCACCAGCGAGAAGGAAAGGAGATGCTGCAACAGCAGCGATTGTTGATTTGATAGACATGTTTGTTTTGTAAGTGTCTCGCAAGGATACTAAAAGACCCTGCGGATGATAGTAAACCCCCGACATGGGGTACTTTATTACATCGGCACAGGGTACGATAATTTCGGGCCTGAGTTATGTAAAGTTATTTATACATTATGCCATCTTATTGATGTGGGGTCAACCCCCCTTGTGACAGTTATACAACTGGCACACTAGTTAAGATAAAGAAGTTTTCCTTTGACTGTTGTATTACCTTTAGCATTAATACTAACAGATCCTGGTATTAAATCACCAGCATCAGGGAATCCGACTCCACCAGCTTCCAATGACAAACTACCTAACGCTGTTGATATAGACATACTACCAGCAGCAACACTCATTCCAAATCCTGTCATTCTATTTGCTTTAATTAATGGAACAGCAGCAGCAACACCACCAAATGTTACATTACCACATCCAATTGCATTTAGCTTCAAATCTCCTAATGTTTTAACATTTAGATGACCAGTAGAAACAATATTTCTGGTTGCTCTAGGATCAAACTGTAGATCAGTATCCTCACCAGCACCAATTTTTAAATTCTGAGAGAGAACTGCTGTCTTTTTAATTGAAGTTAATTCAGTAATACTACCAGCAGCAACTGCAACCTCTCCACCACCATTTGGTCCTCCCTGAATCAGAACACTTCCACCAATCAAAGAGAGAACATCAGTAGCTTCAATGACTATGTTAGTTGCCTTCAGTCTCAGCTCCCCATGGGTCTCAGTGATCCAGTCTCCATAATGTACATCAGAACGAGCGAGACCTTGTTTAGCTGCCTCACCAGTACTCTCTGACCCATCTCCTTCAACAGGGTTTCCTGAGTCTGCTAATGCTTCTGTACAAATAGGTCCACCAGACTTAAAGATAGCTCCATTATGTGCATTAACAATAAACCTACCACCAAGTGATCTACCACCAGATCCTGGTGCAGTAAGCACATAGATGTCACCATTCTGGTCTATAGCAATACCATGACCACTTAACTTATGTCTTATCTCTAAGTCACCATCAATATCTAATATCTGATGATTTGGTCCATTAACAAGAACTGTACTGGGTTTTGTAGTTGTCTCCTGTTCCTCATTAGGAGTTGTAGGATCAAGAAGATCTCCAGTAAATGTCCTAGTTTCAAAAGAACCATCTGCTACCTCTACCTGATTTTGATCAAACGATGAAGTCATAATACCACCTATGGACAATCAATATAAGAACCTGTTCCAACCTTGGCAGAACCAACCCTAACACGTTCAGCAGAATCTAAACATACAAATGATGGAAGGAACTTAGCTCCATATCCACCACCACCAAGAATATTTACCTTAGGATATCCCTCAAAAACTATACTTCTGTTCTTAATTCTAACACTAATCACTTGACCTTTAGTATTAACTAATGCATCAGCAACATTTGGATCTCCATTAATAAGAACTACAGGTGCTTGAGTATAACCCTGTCCTGGTCTAACCATAGTAAATGAATCAATAATACATTCTTTATTAGCATTAGATGAAGTATTGATTTTATAATCATAACCAGGATCAGTAATACGAATCTCTGTTAGACTTCCTTTACTATCCAACAATGCAATACCTGACGCTCTATAACCATTACCAGTAATCAAAATCTGTGGTGGCTCCTTGTAAGGATCACCAGGATCAGCAATTGGTATCTCTATAATACCACCATCATCATCTGTAATAATCTCACCTACCGTAGGAGTACTAGGTTTAGTATCAGGTGAAGGTGTTGATGAACTATCTTCTTGTCGTTGTATCTCTTCGTTACTAAAAGAAGAGTCAGTAGATTCTATAAGAACACTAGCAGAAGCTCCTGTTCCTGGAATAGTTAGTATCAATAGTTCCTCATCTTCAAATATAGAATCATCCTCAATACCAACAACAATTTTTGCAGAGTAAGGCACATCAACCTCATTCCTCAAATCTTCCACAACAAAAGAACCAGTCAATGATTTAGATACTATGTCATCTGGAGTAATACTAACACCAAATAGATTATAAGTAAAGTTCCTTCCGAAAGCTACATTAGTAGTCTTAACAGTATATGTTATAAACTCTCCTTCTTTAACAACTGTCTTATCTGGTTCAATTTGCCATGTAGCAGGGTCTACAACACCATCAGTACTAACAATACCATCAGCATCAGTTGTAACAACTCTACCATCCGAAGAATCAGCAACTACTGGATCAGTCCATAAATCATCAATCTGTGGATTCTTAGATGGGAACACTATATTACTAGGAGTTGGATCAATACCACTACCAATACCATCAACATAATCACTCTCTTCTGTAGAGTAATTTTGAATAACACACCTAGCAACATTCTTTACAGCACTTGCACTAACAGTTCCTGGAGTATCTTTCCTTATCCGTACATAAAAATCTTCATCAAGCTCCTCTAATGCATCTGCATATGTTCTAATACTAATAGTCTTTTCAGTTTCTCCTGGAGCAAATCCAACAATACCTGACTGCTCTTCATAATCACTGCCTTTCTGTGCTGTTCCATTTCTAGTTACATATGAAACACTAGATGAAATATTGGTATGACCAGACCTTCTAACAGTAAAGACTGCCATCTCACCTTCCATAACTGTTATGTCTGGTATATCATAAATGATCTTCCTTCTTATAGGAGGATCTTGAATACCACCGATAAATTTTACATCATTTGTAGGGAGCTTAATTCCTTCATAAGCTTCCTCACAAGTATACTGAGACCAATCTGCTTCAGTATCACCAAATGTATTTTCAATACCTTCTAATATACTATCTAAGAAATCCTCACGTTTATCAGTATCACCTTTAGAACAAACCTTTGTTACTTTACTACAAGACTTACCAGGTCCATTACATGTAATACCAAGTAGATTAAGAACGTAATTGATAGCATCACCAATCATATTCAATGGAGCTGCTATTGCACCTAGAATAGATTGTAAAGGTCCGAGAATTTTTTGAAGAAGATCTTCCATCAAAGACTGGATCTTAGATAGAATACCTTGTACAAACTGATCTACATGACAAGCTGCTGACTTATAGATGTTGAAGAGATAACCAAAGATAAGATCTGTTAGAAACTCTATAAGGCGGTCACCTAAGTCTGCCATCTCACAACCAACCTGCTTCAACATATTATTGAAGAACTCAGTTACTGGTGTAAGAGCATTACCAGTCTCAGATGGACGTAACAAAGCATCAGTAAGTTTCTTAACTGCCTTCTTTAACTGCTCAACTACAAACCCTTTAACTCTAGCAACAAACGTCCTAATAATCTTGATAGCTTTGTTAACATACTTTCTTCCAATGCCTATAGCACTGTACATCTCTCCACTTACTTCTCCTACCAAATAATCTCCCAACTTTCCATTGTTACGTTGAGTTTCATACAACATCTCACTAAAGAGCCTCATAAAGGTCTTGGACATGTCTGTCTCTTTACCACACTTATCAGCAAGCTCCACACAAACGTTTTTTCCTGCTGGATTTAATTGTGATGCATTTCCATATCTTGCTTTACAAAAGTTTGTCTCTTCATTAGTTACATGACCTGATCCTGTTTTTGAAGGCTTACCATCATCTTCATTTGATTGTTCAAAAGCTACTACTTTCTCTGGATCCAAATAGGTAGTAAAGGCATTACAACCTACTTGAGTAGGATCAGGTTTCTGTTCATCTTCTTCAGTCTTTGAATTAGGAACTCTACCAATACTACCCATGATAATGGGTTGTTGTTTGTCCTGATCTAAGAAAAATCCGACAACCCAACACCCATCATCAAGTTGACTTGACACCGAAGCTATACCACCAACCTTATGTGGATTAGTTACAGGCATCATTACTGATGCCCATGGTAACTCAGTAGATGGAACTGCATCGCAAGTTTTTGGATGTAATCCAATGATTCTTACTTTCCATCTATCACCACCTTTTTGATCCGTCTCTTTGACAGACTCTATCTGACCGATCCACCAATTGAATCCGTCAGATCCTATCTGAACAGTTGGATATAAGCTACTTAAGGCATCAGTCATCGTATATTAAACATTCGGGCTCATCTGGGTTTTGATCACAGAAGAGCTCAATGCAATTAGGATCGTGGTGATCACCTGCGACTATCTCCTCATGGTGATGCTCTTCATATTCAATTAAATCATGTAACTCTGCCTCAACATGTCTCCTCGTCTGAGGATTTGTTTGAGGATCATCCAAGATCTCTTTGTCTTTTTTGATGTGTGCTTCTATTGATTCCATATAAATCCTTACGTGTTTACAGTACTTTCTATCATACCATAGGAATCCCTAACTAGCTCAAGTACAGTGTAGACATTTTGGTCAATTATGTGGAATTGATGATTTATATTTTTAATCAAATATATTCCACTATGCTCAGGATCCCAGTTTTTATCTGGCTCCTTCCTCACATTATCTGGTACTTGGTTAGGAATCATAACTACAATTTTATCACCAGCTGATAGTTCTAAATGTCCTGTCAACGATATGGTTAATTGTTGATTGAACATTATACCAGCTCTGGCATATGACTGTGAAAGATAGTCTGCTTGATTATCTATGATATCATTTGAACTATCTTCAGTTGCAGGTTCAGTACCTGTATACCAGTTTTCATGATTAATTACGGATGACATCACCCTTGTTGGATACTTAGATAACTTTTTTTGTCCAGAGGGCAATCCATCTGCATTGCCTAGGTGAACCATTTTATCCCAACTATCCGCTAGAGAATATACACGCTCCGTATACGTCCCTGTATTTATATTGAAAAAACAGCATATTGAAGAATATGCTCCTTCTCGCATCTTCTTCATTATATTAATTTCTTGATCAAATAATACTTCCTGAATCTTATCTGTAGATTCGTTATCAGTTTTACCAGGTGAATAAGTAAAGGCTCCCTTAATAGGTTCTTCTCCTATAGTACAGAGTTGATCAAACGATTTAAAAACATATCTTGTTCTAGTTTGAAAGAACAAGTATCCAGCACTTCCAGTAGCTACTTCAGCTCCATCACCTACATCACTAGTAGTAACTTCCTCCTTACTGTCATCCTCCTCCTCATCATCCTTAGATGTCTCTACCTCAGCCTCTATTTTAGGAACAGACTTAGTTTGGATTGATCTGATAACTGCAAATGGAGTCTTCTTTGTAGGAAGAATCTTCATATTAGTTTGTGAATCTTCTGTCTCAACATCAGAATCCAAATATTCTTTCATCACTTCTTCAACTATCTGATCTGTTCTACCAGCAAGAATCTTATTAACACGGAGCCCCTCATTAACCAATCCATTTTGTGAAATCAATCCCAAGGTATAAACCTGTTTTCTATCAGAGTTAAGTCTATTAGATACAGTCCAGACACGAAAAGTATATTCATACGTGTCATTCTTAACATCCTCAACTTCAAGTACAACTTTCTCATACCCCTGTATAGGCATAGAAGAAATTAAATTCTCTGCATTATCAACAACAACCATGGTTGCACCATATGATGGCCACATAACATCCTCATGATACTGAAGCAGAGGTACTTGAGCTAACAAGTTAGTATATGGTTTGTCATCATTACCAGCTTTGTATATCGCAATCTGTTTAACCTTTAAACTGGAAGCATATGGTTTTGTTTGTGTTGCCATATTTAATATACAGAAGGATAAAATACACTAATTCCAGGATCACCTTTGACACCCAAAGCAGATACTTCTGTACTTTCCTCTGAGCTTGCACTGTCCTGTGTATATATGGATGGATTAATATCAAATTTATTCTGACTCTTTTCTATCTTACTAAAGATATTCTGCTCTGATCCACTCTTTACTAGATCAGATTTTAAATGAGTGAAAGCTGGAGAGTTTATCAACTTATTACTCATCTGATAGGAAGGATCATTATAATATGCATTAGGTCCATGGAGCTGATCATACTGAGCAGTTGGTGCTGGATTCATAAGCTCATTTAATACTAAACCAAGGAATCCACCTTTAACTGAACCCACCGATCTAATTGCTCTAAATGGTCTCTCAATTGCTTGACGAACAGCAGGTGTAGGTCCAGTCTTAACCATATCTGGAGTAAATGCTTTTAAAGGTCTCCATCCTTTTATTCCTTGAGCACCTTGTTTAAATGCTTTATTAGTTTTAGTAAGTTGTTTAACATCATCTGCCATCAAACCATTTCTACCAAACCAACGAGCAGTATTTTCTCCAGGTACTCTCGCATTCCTTCCTTTATTCCACCATGTTGAAATGTTATTGGCAGCACTAGAACCAACAGGTCCACCACCTTGAGGATAGGAGCCTCCTCCTTCAGGCTCATCATCAGCATTAACCCAATCTTTAAACCTACCAAATAAGTTCCACCACTTCCTTTCTTCTTTCATAAATGGTGTATGCTCTTCTTTTCTAAATACATTCTTTGTTTTATTATTCTCAAATACAGATCTCTTCTCTATACTTCTAGTGATTGTACTATCAATACCTGCAGCCTCTGCTAATGGTCCAAATGTCTGTCTCAATTCATTTGCTACATCACCACCAATTGATGAATTAGCAATTACTTTACTGAGCAATCCCATAGTAACAATAGTAGATGCTTTGAGAGGCATCTGCATTGCTTTATATAAATTCTCAGTTTCTACATTTAAATCACCACCAGTAACTAGGTTGTTATTAACCATAGATGATTTAGGAAAAACACTAGGTAATCTCTTTATCTTGGGCTTCATTCCATCTGGATTGTTTCCACGTTCCAGTTGTGGCATCTCTGTTATTGATTTCGTTCCTTCAGCAGGTGTTTGACCCTGTGTGACATTATTATCAAGAGGAACAATAGCTTCATCACCATGAAGAACAGCAAGATAACCACTATCAGGACCAGATGCTATACCACCTCTTGCATATCCCTTTCCATCTTTACCAGCATTGATGGGTAATTCCATCTGCTGCTGATCTTCCATCATCTTCAGTTCTTCATCTTTCTGATTCATTCTCTCAACTTCTTCTGAATCCTGACTTAGTTTAACAAATCTCTCAGTATCAGAATCATCCTTAGACTTCTCAATAGCAACCTCTTGTTCTCTTCCTTCCCTTCTATCCTCTGCCTTGATAATTTCAGAATTTTGTTCTCTTATTGCAGCGATAATAGCATCTAGCTTATCCCCCAACATATCAGAATTTTCTTCTAATGCTTTCTGGGTAGCAAACATCCCTTGCTTAGCTTGTATTAAACCCTCTTGACTATCATCCATTCTCTTATTAAGAGAAAGAATACTAGTACTCAATGACATGAATACAGCAGTTAAGAACTTGCCAAGCTTCTCATCCTTAACTTTAATAGAATCCCTTCTTGTCTTAACAATCGCACCACCACGTCCAACCATACCATCTTTAGGTACAATACCACTAGAAGTATTCCTCGGTGTGACATTAATCATCTTACCGAGAATAGTATCATTTGGTACTACATCAGGGTTTATACCACCACCTCCACGAGGCCCCCTTCCAGATCCTGTAGGTTGAGGATTTATTGGACTCGCAAAAGGACTCATTGTAGTCCTTCTCTGACCTCTCATCAGATACTCAGGATTAGCCCTGAAATCTGGCATTCTATGTTGGAATCTATGAGGGAGCCAACTAGTAGCACGTTCTCCTAAAGCATGACCAAAAAACTCACCTCGCTTGAGCATATGATCATCAACTTCCTTACCAATATAATCCTCAGATAATGCTTCCCTTCTTTTAGCAGCAGCATCTTGACGAGCTTCCCAAAGTTGTCCTGCTATTGCAGAAGAAAGATCTCCAGAATATGTCTTGGTAAGTGTTGCCATACTACATTAAAGATGCCATTTTATACTTCTCAAGAAAATCATCATGTGAAACATTAGGAACCATTACAGGTTCTTTAGGTTGATTATAATTATTCTTCATCACTATAATGACAGGTTGTGAGTGGAGCTCCTCTTCAGTCTCTTCATTTGTAGAACTAAACCTCTCAATAATAGAAGGAATTATATTTTGTAATGGTGAAAAAAGGTTCCTTGATTTATTATCTATATCACTAGAAGAATCAACATTACCACCTCCTTCTGGTTTAAAATCTACTGACTTATTCTTATCAAGATTTTTAAGATATTCTGTAGGATCTATTTGATTACCCCACGTAAGTTCAGCACCTGCTGGAAATCTCTCAAAATGTAAATGTGTATTATCACTTGGTTCTCCATTGTATATTCTCTCCCAATACTTCACAGTAGCAATCTTTTGTCCAGCTACAACTTTATCACCTTCACTTACAAGAGAATCAACATGTCCATAACGATTAGCAGTTCCATCTGCATGTCTAACAGTAACTGCCTGTCCATGAGTAAAGTTAGAAAGAACTTGTTCAACAACTCCACCCTCTGCTGCTAAAACTGGAGATCCAGCATTAACACCATAATCAACTCCTTTATGATCTCTAGAAGCTGTTGCAACACCTTCTACTGGTGGTCTCGGTCCATAACCACTAGTAGGTAAAGGATTTCCTTGTGGAAGTATCTTATCAATATCAGAATCCTGTATCTCTCCACTCCATGTTTCTCTTGGTGTTACTTTCGGACCTCCTCCTTCACCATCTTCAAGATGTTTAGGTATTCTAGCTTCAGAAGTGGTCATAGTATCAAATACTGGCTTCTCTGACAATATTTTATCTTCAGTAGTTACTGAAGGCAATGATGCAACCTTAGTCACTCTTCCAATATCAGTTGGAAGATTCATATTAACAATACTATAACTAAGACCTAACTTCTTAGCTTCATTCTGTACTTGTGCTTCAACACCAGCAGCACTTGCTAATGCAATTGAAGACGAAAGTAAAGCTGTTCCTATTGGATTCATCATATCAGTCTCACTTTGAATGTGTGGTTGTATTCGTGTTCCTGTTTCGTATTGATCTGGTGTAACCCCAAGTGCATCTCTAAAGAAATCAGCAATGTTTTCTTCAGATGGTGGGAAATTACCTTCAATATGTCTAGTATAAGCTTCTGGATCAATGTCACGCATTAGATCAATAGCACTAAATGCATATCCAGCATAAGGAACGGCACTACCAAAGGATAGCATCATTCCTTTCCAATCTCCCATTGCTCCACGTACAAGACCTTCAACAGCTCCGTACACAGTATTAGCTCCAGGTACTGCTTTTCCTGCTAATTTAAGAGTTAATTTTTCAGCTCCTTCTTTACCTAACTTCCTAACTAAAGCTTCTTGGACAACACGACTACTTAATGCTCTTAGCATCAAATTCTTTCCAATCTGCCTATTAGGAATAAAATTACTGGCCGTTTTTAATGTTCTTGCAACTACTGTCCTCTTTAATGCTCTCTTAGCTAACTTAGCATAAATTCTTGGTCTACGCAAGACCTTCCTGAGAATTGTTCTACCAAGATACCTTTGAACCTTTCTATTAAACAGCAACTTCCATAAGAATCCACCCTTCTTACCCTTAGAAAGTTTAATTAACTCCTGAGTAGTAGATTGATCCTTACCTTTCTCAAGATCCAATTCCAACTGTTTAAATTTTTCTCTCTCCTTCTCTTCCTCTAAAAGCTCATTCTTCTTCGTAATAGCATCCAACAATACATCTAATTTATTTTCCAGGAGCTCGTTCTGGTTAATAATTAATTTCTGAATATCTGCAATACCACCACCATAAGCAGTTATCTTACCTGATAGTGTATTAACTCTAGCATCCGTCTTTATTAGATCTAGTTCTATATCACCAAAATACTTTAGAACGATCTCTTTAAAATCCTTATCAGTTGTTATAGGAATATCTTTTGGATCATCCTTCAACAATTCTACAGCTGCTTTCTTAACTTTAGGATCAGCTTCACTCTTCTCTATTTCATTCTCAGCATTAATTTCCTTCACTTTCTCCCATATCTTACCAGCAAGAGCACTTGAAAGATCATTAGAATAAGTTTTTTGTAATGCTACTGCCACTATCTTGCTTTAGCTTGTTCTTGTTTTTGTCTAACTTCTTCAAGATACTGCATTAAGAAAGTAGTATAAACTTCTCTCTCCCAAGGCATCATATCTTCAATCTCAGTCAAACTGTATTTATGGTACTGCATCAGAGCAAAATTAATTCTGTAATACCCCTCCAGATTATTCTGAAAGAGTGCTATGCGAAAAAACTTTGGAGTCCCTCAATTGTGTACTCAGAATCCTTTCCAGTATTAGGGTTTTTGACTGTAAATGTATGACTAAGCTTAGGTGAAGTAGTATAAAACTCCTGAATCTTCTCAAATTGCTTAGTAGTCAAACTATCAACAAATGTGCGGAATTCCTTCTTAGAAGTAGTTGATGCATCATATACTTCATCTTCATCAAATATCTGATCTATTGAATCTGCAATAAAATCATATATTTCATCTGTCTTCATTTCCTTCTGTAGAAACTCCCTATCAACAAATTGTTTCATACTAGGGTATCTCATCACAATACCAGTTTTATCATCAAACATAATCTTAGGATTATGTCCTTCTGGTTTGATAACCTCAACTTCATTAATATTGATATTTGCTTCTACTGTTGTTTCATTGTCATCAAGACACGTCACAGTTAAAGCAATTGACTCTCCAATAGAAGCAGCTCTAATCTTTAAAAACAAATATTCTAGATCAAAACTAGGTAAATTATCTATCTTAATACGAGAAATAACGCAGTTTTTAATCAAATCCTTAACTGCACTTATGATCTGCTTCTCATCTTGAGATTCCAGTGCCATTAAGAGAACTTTTTCTTCTTTTACAAGAAATGGGCGATATTTAACAGTTTTGCCTGTAGAGGGTAATTCAAGTTCAAACGTAGGATACCCTAGCTTCGGTAATGCCATAAAAACAATTTCAAGTCGTATATTTATATATAGCGACTTTTTCAGACAGAAGTTGTGTGTCCGTACTTCACAGTATGACGAGAATAATAGAAATTAACATTAACCCTAGCTGTCTGTGAAGTACCGTAAGAGAGTGGTACTGCATCAATAGCATAAGGATAACAATTTTCCAACAAATAAACTATGGGAGCTCTCTCATTAGACGCTTTCTTACCAGTCTCTGTCTTCATTATCCTAAGAGTACACATATACTCATCTTGGAACTTCATTCTATTAACACGATTACGTGGTTTCTGTAGTGTTGTAGAATTTCCTCTTGCAACACTGATCTTAGGAGTATAATCATCATTAACGCTAAAATCACCATAAATGAAGTCATACCAAGACTGGAAGAATTTTAACGATGTTAGCTCTGCATCTAATAGAAAACCCAAACTTAAATCTGTAAATATTCTTGTATGTGGATATGAAACAGAACCTTCCCCCAAATACCTATTGTTGACTTGAGCAACAGCTGACTGTACGTTTGGGAGCTGGGCTTCATCACACATCATATGAACAATATCTTTATCGTAATATTTGCTCACAAAAGATGGACGGGATTGTTGTGCAAAATCAAATTGTATATCAAAACCAGTAGTCAGGGACATTCCTCCCTTCTTACCGATCTTGTTCATAAATTGATCTATTTTTGTAACTGCCACTCTAAATACAAATTGTGGATTATTTTTATTTATGGCTTATTCAGGAATTTATAAACCAGTCAATCCTAAAAAATACCGTGGCAATCCTCGCCGTGTTACTTACAGATCACTCTGGGAACGAAAATATATGATCTATTGTGATCATACACCATCCGTTTTAGAATGGGGAAGTGAGGAAATAGCAATACCATACAGATCTCCTATAGATAATAAGTCACACAGATATTATCCCGACTTCTACATTAAAATACGTGAAAAAAACGGAAAAATATCTAGATATATTGTAGAAATTAAACCAAAGAAACAAACTAAACCACCATATGATAAGGATAAAAGAACCAGAGCCTATAAGAACGCTGTTCTAACTTTTGCAAAAAATCGTGCCAAATGGGACGCTGCGGAGGACTACTGTGAAGATAGGCAAATGAAATTTTTAATATTAACAGAAGACCACTTAGCAGTATAGGACAATGCCACAGGGATTTGGAGATATCCAACGAAATACAGTAGTAGAAGATCCAGGCTACGAAACATTATTTGAAAAAATAAAAGCAAAAGCTGGAGGAGAAACTAAGAATTATACTTGGTATAGAAATGCCGTCCGTACGGAGGCAATGCTTTACAACAAATCTCCTGATAGACTAATCAGAGATGAAGTACAAGATCGTCATGGTTCAGAAGAACAACAAGATCAGAATGAATTGAGAAGATATACAGTATCAGGTCACATGTATCTCTTTGAATATAATGCAAAATTTAAAATGAGACTACCTTACTGGGATTCGTTCCCTTTAGTGTATGTGACCCAAGCAACTAGAAGTGAGTTTTGGGGAGCTAACTTACATTACCTAGCACCAAAGAAAAGGGTACTTGTAGCAAGGCAATTGATGGAAGGAAGGATAAATATTCCTAAAGCTTGTTTCCATAAATACCTAACTAGTAATGTTGAAGGTTATTTCCTTGATTTAGCCTCTGTTGAATGGGCTACTGCTATCTTACTACCTTTAGAAAACTTTGTTAGAAATGTGAAAGGGAAAGCTGGCAAAATGTCTTATACCAAAGAAATGGTATGGGAAGAAACTCAAGATTCTTTCTATGAAAAAATCAAACAAAGAAGAGTCATTCGTGGTTATGGTACAACACAGAGTAAGGAGATGGTAAAATAAGATGGCAATAGCACTTGGGTCATTGCTCTTCTGGGCAACAATGTCAGGGTTGACATTTCTAGTCACAGCTTCTGATAGTGATACTCTTATTAATGAAGAAGAAGCAAAAAAAATTCTTGAAGATAGGAAAAAAGAGCTAGATAAAATTAATATATCACCTGGTCCTATAGGAGGAAAAGAACCAACTGCTGATACATTGAGATGGCCAGCAGATGGAATAGATGTTAACACAGACTATGTTTTCTTTCAGTTCGGTAAATATATACCACCATTTGGTAAGGACACTACAGCTGATTCACCAATGATAGCATGGAATCAATACCAAGCTTCAACTAAACTAAAACCAGAAGGACCAGGTATTGTACTTCCAATGCCACAGGATCTAAGTAATGAATCTGCACAAACATGGCAAGGAAAACAATTTAGTGCAGTAGGAAGAGCTGCTGTAGCAGCACTTGCTGGTGGAAATATGTCATTTGCTGAAAGTAGAATTAATGACTTCGGTGGTAACTGGAAAGCGATTCAAACAGCACTAACTACAGCTGGTTTGAATAAGGTTCCAGGTGTGGGTGGTAACTTAACAATGAATGATGTGTCTGGTTCAACTAGAGGAATAGTATTAAATCCAAACGCAGAACTACTATATGATTCACCACAACTAAGAGAAATTGGAATGACATTTAAGATGGTTCCAAGGAATCTTACCGAAGCTCAAACTATAGATAAAATTGTTAAGCAGTTCAGATCAGCATCTATGCCATCCTGGGGACTAGAAGACGAAATAGCTGATTTCTCAACAGAAACAAAAGATTCAGATAATAAAGATATTGGTGGAACTATGGGTGGAGAAAACTTCATCCATGTACCACAGCTATGTAAATTTACCTTTATGACAGGTAATAAGAGAAATCCAAATATAGCACAATTCAAACCCTGTGGTATGGCAAGAGTACAAGTAAATTACACTCCTGACGGAACATACGCTACTTATGATGGTGGAGATAAAGGGAGCTGGCCAGTAGCAACAGAACTTCAAATAAACTTCACAGAAACGAAGATTATCTTCAGATCAGACGTAAAGGCAGGTTTCTAATGTATTTCTCATATATCCCAGACGTAAAATACGATATAAAACCTATCAGTTACCCATTTTCGGAAGCTGACTTTACAACGACTAAAAACTTCTTTAGACGATTCAAGATAAATGATGATATTTTCGGATATGCCACTTTTTACGACAAATACAGTGTAGAAGAAGGTGTTAAATTAGAGACTATTGCAAGTAATTACTATGGGAGCCCATTTTACGATTGGATCATTGTATTAACAAATAACTTTATTAACCCACAATTCGGATTTCCTCAAAATACAGAAACAGTAAGAAAAATCGCAGAACACAAATATGGCGAAATTGACGCATTTTCAGGAATTCACCATTATGAAACAATAGAGACTAAATCAGAAGAAACTGTAGATGGTCTTCCAATAGTTGTATTGGAAGGTGGACTTAAAGTAGACAAAAATTTCTATGATAGTCCATTTACGTATTGGGACGGAACTCAGCATATTACTGTTGCTGGAAATATCGTCTCAAAAGCAATATTGAACTATGAACACGAAGTAGCGGAAAACGAGAAAAAACGAGAAATTTACATATTGAAGCAAGCTTTCTTTTTCCGATTTGTAGAAGAATTCAAGAAACAGAACCTATATGGAAAATCCTCTGACTTCATAAATAAGAGACTGAAGAAAACTGGCGTATGATATTTTGGGTTGGATTTATTATAATGGTCCTAAATGAAGGATTTGTTATTATGAGACATCAATCTCCATTATTTGCTAAATGGAGAAAGGAGCTAATCAACAAATTTGGTGATAATTGGCAAAAATTTCACTCAACAATGGATTGGTTATGGGTCGCTCTAGTCATAAATGGACTCATCTGGACAACATGGAATCAGCGATGGATTGACTTTACTGCTCTGATAACATGGTGGTGTTGTGTATTGTTATTTGTTTACGTGCCTAGGTGGGTGCGACTTTTTTGACAAAAAAATACCCCGATTTTTTTTCGGGGTTTTTTGTAATTGAAAAGTCAATTTCGGATTTTCTCTTCAGGAGGGAGAATCTCTTTTTCTTGAAGAATCTCTGGATATATTCTCTTGTCATCTGATTCATAAGGTGGTTGAACAGATGTAATGAATGTCCTTAGATCTGGTGGTGCTGTGCCATTGATAACAGATGATCCAGTAGCAACTAGACCAACTGATAAGGTAGTAGCTACCATGGCTGCTTCAGCAAACTGCAATAGTTCAGCTAGCATTTTTTTTGTACCTTCGTGCTGCACGATTTGGTCCGTAGCTACGATTGTAATTTTTACCCACCTTATCATAACCAATTTCTACTGGAAGATTAGTACTAACAACATAATTGTTTCCAATAGTCCTTCTCCCTTGAGGAGTAAGAAGAAGATCATTAACCTCAGTATCAGAAAGTTTTAAATTTTCTACTCTTCTAGCAGCTCCTTTAGAATTTTTCAATGAGTAAGTCATAATGTCTTTTTATTTGTACCAATAGTATAGCATAAAAAAGGGGGTGGTGTCACCCCCTGTGCCAGTTTAGTAATCGTACTCCTCTGCCTCTTTCATCTCAATGTATTCTTTATTCTGTCTACAAGTACCATGAACATCA